CGCACCGAGGATCCTAGGCTTTTTGATGCGCAATGGATGAAATCATCTCAGAATTGAGAGAGTTATGTTTAAACTATATAGAACAGGATGAGAGGTTGTCAAGGCAGAAACTCAACTTTCTGGGACAAAGGGAACCCAGAATGGTTCTGATTGAGGGACTCAAGTTGCTGTCACGCTGCATTGAAATAGACAGTGCAGACAAGAGTGGCTGCACACACAACCACGACGATAAGTCTGTGGAAACAATTTTGGTGGAGTCTGGAATTGTATGCCCAGGACTACCACTTATCATTCCTGATGGTTACAAGCTGATAGACAATTCTCTCATTCTTCTTGAGTGTTTTGTTAGGAGCTCACCAGCCAGTTTTGAGAAGAAATTTATAGAGGACACTAACAAATTGGCATGCATCAGGGAAGACCTTGCTGTTGCGGGTGTCACATTAGTTCCAATAGTAGATGGTCGTTGTGATTATGATAATAGTTTTATGCCAGAGTGGGCAAACTTCAAATTTAGAGACCTTTTATTCAAACTTTTGGAGTATTCTAACCAAAATGAGAAAGTCTTTGAAGAGTCTGAATATTTTAGACTCTGTGAGTCCCTGAAGACTACTATCGACAAGCGCTCCGGTATGGACTCTATGAAAATTCTGAAAGATGCGAGGTCAACTCACAATGATGAAATTATGAGGATGTGCCACGAAGGCATCAACCCCAACATGAGCTGTGATGATGTGGTTTTTGGAATAAACTCTCTTTTCAGCAGGTTTAGAAGAGATTTAGAAAGTGGGAAATTAAAGAGAAACTTTCAGAAAGTAAACCCTGAAGGCTTGATCAAGGAATTCTCTGAGCTCTATGAAAACCTTGCTGATAGTGATGATATCTTAACATTAAGCAGGGAGGCAGTCGAATCCTGTCCTTTGATGAGATTCATAACTGCAGAGACCCATGGGCACGAAAGGGGAAGTGAGACTAGCACTGAATATGAGAGGCTCCTCTCTATGTTAAACAAAGTCAAGAGTTTGAAACTGTTGAATACTAGAAGGAGACAGTTGTTAAATCTGGATGTTTTGTGTCTTTCCTCATTGATAAAACAGTCGAAATTCAAAGGGTTAAAAAATGATAAACACTGGGTGGGTTGTTGCTATAGTAGTGTGAATGATAGGCTGGTAAGCTTTCACAGCACTAAAGAGGAGTTCATTAGACTTTTGAGGAATAGAAAAAAGTCAAAGGTGTTTAGAAAGGTGTCTTTTGAGGAATTGTTTAGGGCGTCTATTAGTGAGTTCATTGCAAAAATTCAAAAATGCCTGTTAGTGGTGGGACTGAGTTTCGAGCATTACGGACTGTCTGAACACCTTGAGCAAGAATGCCACATACCATTCACTGAATTTGAGAACTTTATGAAAATTGGAGCTCACCCGATAATGTATTATACGAAGTTTGAAGATTACAATTTCCAACCCAGCACAGAGCAGCTGAAGAACATACAGAGCCTGAGAAGATTATCATCTGTTTGTCTGGCCTTAACAAACAGTATGAAAACTAGCTCAGTTGCTAGACTAAGGCAAAATCAAATAGGGTCTGTGAGATATCAAGTGGTAGAATGCAAAGAAGTGTTTTGCCAAGTAATAAAACTGGACTCTGAAGAATACCACCTATTATACCAGAAGACTGGAGAATCTTCAAGGTGCTACTCCATACAAGGCCCGGATGGTCATTTAATTTCCTTCTATGCAGATCCTAAAAGGTTCTTTTTACCAATTTTTTCAGATGAGGTCTTATACAATATGATAGACATCATGATTTCATGGATTAGATCATGTCCTGATTTGAAAGACTGTCTCACCGACATTGAGGTTGCACTGAGGACCCTATTGTTGCTAATGCTCACCAACCCAACAAAGAGAAATCAAAAGCAGGTACAGAGTGTCAGATATTTGGTGATGGCAATAGTGTCAGATTTTTCATCTACATCATTAATGGATAAGTTGAGGGAGGATCTGATCACACCTGCTGAGAAGGTGGTGTATAAGCTGCTTAGATTCCTAATAAAAACTATTTTTGGTACTGGTGAGAAGGTGTTGTTGAGTGCAAAATTTAAATTTATGTTGAATGTGTCATACCTGTGTCATTTGATCACAAAGGAGACCCCTGACAGGCTAACAGATCAGATAAAATGTTTTGAAAAGTTCTTTGAGCCCAAAAGTCAATTTGGTTTTTTTGTCAACCCCAAGGAAGCAATCACTCCTGAGGAAGAATGTGTGTTCTATGAGCAAATGAAGAGATTCACTAGTAAAGAAATTGACTGTCAGCATACAACTCCAGGTGTTAATCTGGAAGCCTTTAGCCTAATGGTGTCTTCATTTAACAACGGCACTTTAATTTTCAAAGGAGAGAAGAAGCTAAACAGCCTAGATCCCATGACTAACTCTGGATGTGCGACAGCATTAGATCTTGCTAGTAACAAAAGTGTGGTGGTTAATAAGCATCTAAATGGAGAACGACTTCTGGAATATGACTTTAACAAATTGCTTGTTAGTGCTGTGAGTCAAATTACGGAGAGTTTCGTAAGAAAACAAAAGTATAAGTTGAGCCACTCAGACTATGAATATAAAGTTTCCAAGTTAGTCTCTAGATTGGTCATCGGTTCCAAGGGAGAAGAGACAGGGAGATCGGAAGACAACCTGGCAGAAATATGTTTTGATGGAGAAGAAGAGACAAGCTTCTTCAAAAGTCTCGAAGAAAAGGTCAACACCACAATAGCACGGTACAGAAGAGGTAGGAGGGCCAATGACAAAGGAGATGGAGAAAAACTTACAAATACAAAAGGACTACATCATTTACAGCTTATTCTAACAGGGAAGATGGCTCACTTAAGAAAAGTTATCTTGTCAGAAATATCTTTCCATTTAGTAGAAGACTTTGACCCATCATGTCTAACCAATGATGACATGAAATTTATCTGTGAGGCTGTTGAGGGTTCCACAGAGCTGTCACCTTTGTATTTCACCTCAGTCATTAAAGATCAGTGTGGCCTCGATGAGATGGCAAAAAACCTTTGTAGAAAGTTCTTTTCTGAGAATGATTGGTTTTCTTGCATGAAGATGATTCTGTTGCAAATGAATGCAAATGCGTACTCAGGGAAATACAGGCATATGCAAAGGCAAGGCTTGAATTTCAAATTTGACTGGGACAAACTGGAAGAAGACGTGAGAATCAGTGAGAGGGAAAGTAATTCTGAGTCCCTTAGTAAAGCTCTGTCGTTGACAAAATGTATGAGTGCTGCTTTGAAAAATCTGTGCTTCTACTCAGAAGAATCACCAACATCATACACCTCAGTAGGTCCTGACTCTGGAAGGCTGAAATTTGCACTATCTTATAAAGAGCAGGTTGGGGGAAATAGAGAACTCTATATTGGAGATTTGAGGACAAAAATGTTCACAAGGTTAATAGAAGATTATTTTGAGTCTTTTTCAAGTTTCTTTTCAGGCTCCTGTTTAAACAATGATAAGGAATTTGAAAATGCAATCTTGTCAATGACTATCAATGTGCGGGAAGGGTTCTTAAACTATAGTATGGATCACAGCAAATGGGGACCAATGATGTGCCCATTTTTGTTCTTAATGTTTCTACAAAATCTCAAACTAGGTGATGACCAGTATGTGCGTTCCGGGAAAGATCATGTTAGCACTTTGTTAACTTGGCACATGCATAAGCTTGTCGAGGTCCCCTTTCCTGTTGTGAATGCAATGATGAAATCATATGTCAAGTCGAAGCTAAAACTTCTCAGGGGTTCAGAAACAACTGTTACTGAGAGAATTTTCAGACAATATTTTGAAATGGGGATAGTGCCATCCCATATATCCAGCCTTATTGATATGGGGCAGGGAATCTTGCATAATGCTTCTGACTTCTATGGTTTGCTTAGCGAGAGGTTCATCAACTACTGCATTGGTGTTATCTTTGGCGAAAGACCAGAGGCTTACACATCAAGTGATGATCAGATCACTTTATTTGATAGGAGGCTGAGTGACCTGGTTGTAAGTGATCCGGAGGAAGTCCTTGTCCTGTTGGAATTCCAATCTCATCTGAGCGGCTTGTTAAACAAATTTATCAGCCCAAAAAGTGTGGCTGGGAGGTTCGCTGCAGAATTTAAATCTAGATTCTATGTATGGGGGGAGGAAGTCCCTCTTCTCACAAAGTTTGTATCTGCAGCGCTACACAATGTCAAGTGTAAAGAGCCACATCAACTTTGTGAAACAATAGATACAATTGCAGATCAAGCCATCGCAAATGGCGTCCCAGTCTCCCTAGTTAATAGTATCCAAAGGAGAACACTGGACCTCCTAAAGTATGCCAATTTCCCTTTGGATCCATTTCTACTGAATACCAACACTGATGTGAAAGATTGGCTGGATGGTTCTAGAGGTTACAGAATACAAAGACTCATTGAGGAACTGTGTCCTAATGAAACAAAGGTTGTAAGAAAGCTTGTAAGGAAACTGCATCATAAGCTCAAAAATGGTGAATTTAATGAAGAATTTTTCTTAGACCTATTTAACAGAGATAAAACGGAGGCCATTCTTCAATTGGGAGACCTCCTCGGTCTTGAAGAAGATCTGAATCAGTTAGCAGATGTTAACTGGTTGAATTTGAATGAAATGTTCCCATTAAGGATGGTTTTAAGACAAAAGGTGGTTTATCCATCAGTGATGACTTTCCAAGAGGAAAGAATCCCATCATTGATCAAGACACTCCAGAACAAACTTTGTAGTAAATTCACAAGGGGTGCACAGAAGCTGCTGTCAGAAGCAATCAACAAGTCAGCTTTCCAGAGTTGTATCTCATCTGGCTTTATAGGCCTTTGCAAAACTCTAGGAAGCAGGTGTGTGAGAAACAAAAATAGGGAAAATCTGTATATCAAAAAGCTGCTTGAGGATCTAACCACAGATGATCATGTGACAAGAGTTTGCAATCGGGATGGTATAACGCTGTACATTTGTGACAAACAGTCTCATCCAGAAGCCCACCGTGATCATATATGCCTTTTAAGGCCTCTTCTTTGGGACTACATTTGTATTTCATTGAGCAACTCTTTTGAGTTGGGTGTTTGGGTCCTAGCAGAACCGACCAAAGGGAAGAATAACAGTGAGAACCTAACTCTTAAGCACTTAAACCCATGTGATTATGTAGCAAGAAAGCCTGAGAGCTCAAGGCTACTGGAGGACAAAGTGAATTTGAACCAAGTGATTCAATCTGTGAGGCGGCTATATCCCAAGATCTTTGAGGATCAGCTTCTTCCATTTATGTCTGACATGAGCTCAAAAAACATGAGGTGGAGTCCCAGAATTAAATTCCTTGACCTCTGTGTTTTAATTGATATTAACTCAGAATCCTTGTCACTCATTTCTCATGTTGTTAAGTGGAAAAGGGATGAACATTACACTGTTCTGTTTTCTGACCTTGCCAATTCTCATCAGCGATCTGACTCCAGTCTGGTTGATGAATTTGTTGTTAGCACGAGGGATGTCTGCAAGAACTTCTTAAAACAGGTGTATTTTGAATCATTTGTTCGAGAATTTGTTGCAACAACCAGGACATTAGGCAATTTTTCATGGTTCCCTCATAAAGAAATGATGCCATCTGAAGATGGTGCTGAGGCACTGGGCCCCTTTCAATCATTTGTCTCAAAGGTGGTGAACAAAAATGTGGAGAGGCCTATGTTTAGGAATGATTTGCAGTTTGGTTTTGGGTGGTTCTCTTACCGAATGGGAGATGTTGTGTGTAATGCTGCCATGTTGATTAGGCAGGGCCTGACAAACCCAAAGGCATTTAAATCCTTAAAGGATCTGTGGGACTACATGCTCAACTACACAAAAGGGGTATTGGAGTTTTCAATTTCAGTGGACTTTACGCACAATCAGAATAATACTGACTGTTTAAGGAAATTTTCATTGATATTCTTGGTTAGGTGCCAATTACAGAATCCAGGTGTGGCTGAACTTTTATCATGCTCTCACCTCTTTAAGGGTGAGATAGATAGAAGAATGTTGGATGAATGCCTCCACTTACTGAGGACAGACTCTGTCTTCAAGGTGAACGATGGTGTCTTTGATATCAGATCTGAAGAGTTTGAGGATTACATGGAAGATCCCTTGATACTTGGTGATTCTCTTGAGCTTGAGTTGTTGGGCTCCAAAAGAATACTGGATGGGATTAGATCTATTGACTTTGAGAGAGTTGGACCTGAGTGGGAGCCTGTGCCACTGACTGTAAAGATGGGTGCCCTTTTTGAAGGAAGAAACCTTGTCCAAAATATCATTGTGAAGCTGGAGACCAAGGACATGAAAGTCTTTCTAGCAGGACTTGAGGGCTATGAAAAGATTAGTGATGTCCTTGGGAACCTCTTCCTGCATCGATTCAGAACTGGTGAACATTTGTTGGGTTCAGAGATAAGTGTAATCCTCCAGGAACTATGTATAGACAGATCTATTCTGCTGATTCCACTGTCGCTTTTGCCAGACTGGTTCGCCTTTAAGGATTGCAGACTTTGTTTTAGCAAATCTAGGAGCACTTTGATGTATGAAATAGTGGGGGGCAGGTTTAGACTCAAGGGGAGGTCCTGCGACGATTGGCTAGGCGGGTCGGTGGCCGAGGACATCGACTGATGGGCATCTCCTGGG